AAGACGCTCGGCCGGGCCGCACCGGGAGCCGGTCTGGAAGGTTCGATCTACGCCGGGCTGGAGAAACTCACCAGCGATTACCTCTCACGCCAATGGCGACGTGATGACGGAGCGATGTTGAAAATCGACCGCTGCCTCATCGACGCCAACTGGGGCCAGTCGACCGACGTGGTGTATCAGTTCTGCCGCCAGAGTTCGCACTCGGCCATCGTGATGCCCAGTCACGGGCGCTACGTCGGCGCGTCGAGCGTTCCCTTCAGTGAATACAAACGCAAGCGCGGTGAGCGGGTCGGCCACCATTGGCGCATCCCCAACGTCCAGGGTAAACGCCAGGTGCGCCACGTTGTGATCGATACGAACTACTGGAAGAGTTTCGTCCATGCTCGGTTAGGCGTGGCGATTGGTGATTATCACCGCCGAGTATCGCGTGCGAACCGAGGCCCGGGGCCGCGTCGTGGACGAATGGAAACTCCGGGCCGGCAGCCCGGACAACCATTGGTTCGATTGCCTGGTCGGCTGCGCCGTAGCAGCCTCCATCCAGGGCGCGACACTCTTTGGAACGCAGGTCTCCGGGCGTACATCGCGCAAACGCATGAAGCTCTCGCAACTGCAAAGGAGCAAGCGATAGATGGCCGACCGAACTGAAACACGCAAGCCCGTCGAAAAGCGGGGCTTGGAATGCCCACGTTGCGGTTGCGGCCACTTCCGCGTGCTCTACACCCGCCGGGCGTTGGGCGGGCGATTGCTGCGTCGGCGTGAGTGCCGCCATTGCGGACGGCGGATGACGACCTATGAACAAAGCGCCACGGGGCAAGACTACCCGCACGACACTTGATCTTGATACGCAATACACGTGAACGCACTGCGTGTTTCGGCAAGTATCTTCAAGTCCGCCTGCAGTTGTCCCGGCCTTTTCATCCCCAAGTTCTACATGCGTAACGATTTTTCGTCCCTCCCGACGTTTTCGGCCACGAAGGGGTAAGTAACTAATAGGCGGGCATAGTGCCCGCGCCATACGGGAGACTCGATGGCTGAGAACCTCGACAACACGATCCGCGAGAACGCCGCCGGGCCCAAGCGGGTTTCGGGCGATAGCGGCAGCGTGGAACAACATTCGCTGAGCGATCAGATCGCGGCGGACAAGCACCTGGCCAGCAAGCAGGCCGCGACCGGCAAGGGGCTGGGCATTCGTCGAGTCAAACTTTCACCTCCGGGGACTGCGTGATGTGGCCGTTCGGCAAAAGCAAGACGCGAAAAGCTCGTCAGTTCACTCGGATGATCCGGGCGAAATATGACGCGGCGGTGCCCAACGTCGACAACATCCGGCACTGGGCCAACGCCGACGGTCTGAGCGCCGACGCGGCCGCCTCGCCGGACGTGCGCCAGACCCTCCGCAACCGCAGCCGCTATGAGGTGGCGAATAACTCCTACGCCCGTGGGATCGTGCTGACGCTGGCCAACGACTGCGTGGGCACCGGGCCGCGTCTGCAATTGCTCACCGGTGACGGCGACACCAACCGGCTCGTCGAGCATGCCTTCGCCGACTGGGCCAGGGAGATTCGCCTGGCCGAAAAACTCCGCACCATGCGGATGGCCAAGAGCACCGACGGTGAGACCTTCGCCATCCTGACGGCCAATCCGAACCTTGCCTCGCCGATCAAGCTGGACGTGCAGCTCGTCGAAGCCGACCGGGTGACCAACCCCGACCTGAAGCTCGCGACCACCAACGCTATCGACGGTATCGAGTTCGACGCGTTCGGCAGCCCTCGCACCTACTTCGTTTTGCGAGATCACCCCGGCACAACGGTCTACACCGCCGGGATCGGCACTTATGACCGCATTCCGGCCGAAGCGATGATCCACTGGTTCCGCGCCGATAGGCCGGGCCAGCATCGCGGCATCCCGGAGATCACACCGGCTTTGCCATTGTTCGCGCAGCTGCGACGTTACACGTTGGCGGTGCTTGGCGCGGCGGAGACTGCCGCCGACTTCGCGGCCGTGCTGTTCACCGACGCGCCGGCCAGCGGTGAAGCGGCGGCCGTCGAGCCGATGGACATCGTCGAGCTGGAAAAACGCATGGCCACCGTCCTGCCCGACGGCTGGAAGCTCGGTCAGATCAAGGCCGAGCAGCCGGGCACGACCTACAGCGAGTTCAAGCGCGAGCTTCTCAACGAGATCGCCCGGTGTTTGAACATGCCGTTCAATATCGCCGCCGGCAACAGCAGCGGCTACAACTACGCCTCGGGGCGATTGGATCACCAGACCTACTTCAAATCGATCCGCGTAGAGCAGGCCGACTGCGACGCCGTTGTGCTCGACCGCATTCTCGCCGCCTGGTTGGGCGAGGCCGAGTTGCTGACGGAGTTCTCGTTCCTTCGCGGCGTCGGCGGAGTCGCTCATCAATGGTTCTGGGATGGCACCGAACACGTCGACCCGGCCAAGGAAGCAACAGCCCAGGAGAAACGGCTGGCCAATAACACCACCACGCTGGCGGCCGAATACGCCCGTCAGGGCAAGGACTGGGAGACCGAACTGCGTCAGCGGGCCAAGGAAAAGCAACTCATGGCAGAGTTGGGGCTAGGCGCTGCCGCGGCAACCCCACGCACAGAACAGGAGAGCGACACGGATGTCGAAGAGCAACGACAAGCAGCCTGACTTCGTAACGATGCGCGGACCGCTGACCGTCGAGGCGGCCGATGGCGAAAAGAATCTCCCGCACTTTCGCATGGTTGCTTACACCGGCGGATTGATGCGGATCGCGGGGTTCCCGCATCCGGTCGTAGTGGACCTGACGGGCCTGGATGTCCCCTCGCAGAACCTGCCGATCCGCTTGGATCACGAGCGCCGCCAGGGCGTCGGTCACACCCAGCGTGTAGCTGTCGAGGACGGCAAGCTCATCGCCGAGGGGCTGATCAGTCGCGACACGTCGTGGGCCAGGGATGTCGCCAAGAGTGGCATCAATGGCTTTCCCTGGCAGGCGAGCATTGGGGCGGCCGTGATCGAAACCGAACTCGTGCCGCATGGTCATCAGGTTGAGGTCAACGGCCAGACGTTCGAAGGACCGGTGCACGTGGTGCGCCGGGCGATCTTGAAGGAAATCAGTTTCGTCGACAGTGGGGCCGACACCGAGACCTCGGCCCGCATCGCAGCCAAAGACAAGGAGCAACAAGTCATGGAAGACAAGCAAGTCACGGGCGCTTCGACCACCGAAAGCGGCAACGAGGACATCAAGGACACTCGCCAAGACACGCAACACGCGGATGTCCACTCGGGAAGCGACGGCGACCAGGTTCAAGCGTCGGCCAATGGTGCCGCGCAGCAAACCGTAGAGCAGGTGAACGTACAGGCTGCGGCGACCGACGGCATGGAGGCCGTCGATCCCGTGGCCGAGATGCGGGCCGCAGCCGGTGCGGAGGCCAAACGGATCGCTGCGATCCGCAAGCTCTGCGCTGGGCACTCCGATTGCGCCGACATCGCCGACATCGAAGCCAGGGCTATCGCCGAGGGATGGGACCAGACCAAGTGCGAACTGGAAGTCCTCCGCGCCTCGCGGCCAAAGGCCCCGGCTGTCAACGTCCCCCAACGTCCGACCGCGCCACAGGTTTTCGAGGCGGTCGGTCTGATGGCGGCCGGCACGCCGATTGCAACGCTGGAGTCGACCTATGGCGAGCAGACGCTCGAAGCCGCCGACAAGCTGCGTGGCGTCGGTATCCAGGAGTTCTGCGAACTGGCCTGCGGCCGACAGCTGCCCCGGTTCCGCCGGGACGCCACCGGCTGGCTCGAAGCGGCCTTCAGCACGGCTTCTCTGCCCGGCATCCTCAGCAACATCGCCAACAAGATGTTGCTGGAGGGCTACAACTACGTCGAGGACGCCTGGCGGCGAATCTGCAAGATCGCCAGTGTCAACGACTTCAAAGAGCACAGCCGCTACCGGATGACCGGCTCGTTCAAGTTCGAGCAGGTCGGCCCCGACGGCGAGCTCAAGCACGGCAAGCTGGACGAGCAGAAATATGGCCAGAAGGCCGACACCCACGGGATCATGTTCGCCCTGACGCGCCAGATGATCATCAACGATGACATGGGCGCATTTACCGACATCCCGCGCCAAATCGGCATGGGTGCTGCCGAGGCCATCGCCGACGCGGTGTGGGGCCTGTGGCTTTCCAATCCCGTCCAGTCGGACGGCAAGGCGTTCTTCTCGACCGACCACAAGAACTACCTCACCGGTGCAGACACCGCGCTGTCGGTGGATGGACTGACCCAGGCGGAAGTGACCTTCGGCGAGCAGGTCAAGCCCAACGGTCGGCCCTTGGGTATCCCGGCATCTTTACTGCTGGTTCCCACGGCACTGAAGGTGCCCGCCGAGTTGCTGATGACCGCTCTGACACTGAACGAGACGACGACTACCAACAAGCCCAAACCGGCGACCAACCCGCACACGGGCAAGTTCGACGTGGTCAGCTCGGTCTACCTGTCCAACCCCAGCTTCACCGGGGCCAGTAGCAAGGCATGGTATCTGCTGACCGACCCGAATCGCCTGCCAGCTCTGGAGGTGGCGTTCCTCAATGGGATCGATCGGCCGACGGTGGAGAAGACCGACGCGGACTTCAACACGCTCGGCATCCAGTTCCGGGGCTATATCGACTTCGGTGTCCGAGAGCAGGATTACCGGGGCGCTTTGAAGTGCAAGGGCGAGGCGTAAGCAGCGTAGCGGACAACCACAACAAGACAGGAGATATGACTGATGGCAACGGCAACATTTGTTCACGACGGCAACAGCATCGACTACACGCCGAGCGCGGATGTAAGCGCCGGCGACGTGGTCATTCAGCAAGAATTGGTCGGCATCGCCAAGCTGGACATCGCGGCTGACACGCTGGGAGCTCTGGCGGTAACGGGTGTGTTCGACTTGCCCAAGGCCACCGGGGCGGGCACAGCCATTGCTGCGGGCGCAAACGTCTTCTGGGACGTGGCGGACGCTGAAGCAAAGGAAGACGCCGAGGCTGGGGCTAACAAGCTGATCGGCAAGACGGTCACCGCAGCAGGCGATGACGACGCGACCGTTCGTGTTCGATTGAGCCAGTAAAGGAGTCCGGGAGCGTGGGTGACCTGTTGAGGCAAGGAGGCCAATGGCTGGAGCAGCAGCGCACGGCGCACTGCTCCAGCCAGGTCATCTACCGCCGCGAAGCGACTGAACTTCAGGTTAATGCCACGTTCTGGCGCACCGAATACGAGGTCGAGGACGAGCACGGCCTCCGCGTCGGGGCGCAGGCGACCGATTTCCTGATCCTGGCCGAGGCGTTTTCGCCAACGTTCGACGAACCGCAAGCGGGCGACCAGATCATCACCGACGGCGTGGTCTATGAGGTGATGAACCTAGCGGGTCAGGGGCACTGGCGATGGAGCGATCCGTACCGGACCACGATGCGGATTCATACGAAGGAAGTGGGCACGGAATGAGCGAGTGCGACCAGTTCGAACAATGCCAGAAGCACTGGGAATCGATCCATCGGAAGTTGGATCGGCTGGACGAGGCGATTCGCGGCAACGGCAAGCCCGGCATCCTGATCCGACTGGACCGGCTGGAACAAGACGCTCGACGCCAGGGGAAGCTTCTCTGGCTGATCGTCGGGGCAATCGCCACGAGTGTGACGTCCGCCATCGTGGTCTGGATCACGGGATAGCGGCATCCGCAGAAAACAACATGACGAGGTAACGTAATGGCCAAACGCTGGATCAATTCGATGGACGTGGAGGTGGGCGAAAACGGCACGCCGCTGTTCGACGTGGCGCCGCTGTTCGACGTGGCGGGCTGCTCCTCGTTCGTCGGCGGAACGAAAACCGTCGCATCCACTTCGACGCCGGAACCGCTGGTTGCAGTTTCGACGCCGTGCCGGTTCGTCTGGATCGGTGCCCGCGTCGATAGCGATGGGAACCCGCAGAACACCAAGCCCTGCTTCGTGGGCGACTCAACCAATCAGAACATCCCGGTCTTGCCCAGCAACTTCGAAGGGGTCGTGATCCGCATCGACGACGCCAGCAAGGTATTCATCAAAGTCGGTGTGAACAACCAGGGCATTGTGTACCGCGTCTTCGCGTAGGAGTAATTGTGGCACTTTTCATCAGCGTACAATCCGGCAACTGGCATGACCCGACGACGTGGGATGTGGGATCGATTCCTGACCTGGGAGTGGACAATGTCATCATCGCTGATGGGCACGAGGTCGTGCTCGAAAGCGGTCAGTATCTGTCTCTCGCACCGGACCTGCTCCTCGGGATTGCCGCAAGTGGAACGCTGAGGATTCAGGGCGGCCTGGACGCTTACAACAGCAATGTTGTCGTCCTTGGCACCCTGATCGCAGAAGGCGACTACCTGGCCATCTGGGGCGGGTCGGAACTGACCATCGATACGGACGGAACACTTTCGGTATCCGGAGCTCTGTACTTGGAAAGCGAAGCTTCGGCAATCGTGGAGGGGCAACTGGTCGTCGAATCGGGCGGCTACGCTGACATCTACTACGACGGCGTCTTGACGCTGGAGGTCGGCGGCGAACTACGGCTACTGCTACATCGAATGGAACGCCCAGGCCAACATCCGCGATGATTTCAGCGTCGAAGTCGGCGGCTACCTCAGTATCTACGACAACTCGGTTCTGAACATCGATGCCGACGGAGCGGTCCTCGTTCTGGGGACGATCTCCGTGTCGTGGAACGGCCGATGCGAGGTGTTCGGCTATCTGGGCGTTCATCAAGATAGCCAGCTTCGCGTCTATTCTGGTGGCCTGATCAATGTCTACAAAGACATTCGCGTTTCGGGGCAACTGACCGGTGGCGGCAAGATCGTGATGCTGCGCCGCGAGGGGCGCATCCTGGACTACAACGATAACACCGTGTTCGTACTGGACCGCGCTTACGGCGTGAAGCCGGCGCGGATCGCGTGAGGTAATCAGATGGCAAAACAGATCAGCAATATTCCGCAGGCGATTCAGGATCGATTGAACCGGACGCCCGCCGAACGCAAGGCCCAACTGGAGGCGAAGCGCCAAGCCCGGCTGGCCGCCATGACGCCGCAGCAGCGGCAGGAGGCCCAACAGCGGATCGACCGGATCAACGCCGTGCCGGTTCAGAATCGCCCGACCTTCATCCAGGCATCGCGATTGGCGGTGGTCGCCAGGACGCTCAAGGCACGGGCGGAAGCGGGCATGAAATTCGAGGACATCTTCGGTTCGCTCGACACTGCGGAAACGGATGCGGTGAACTGGCTGGCTGACCAGGTTATCGCAGCGAGGAGCAAGTAATGGCACTGGCAATCGACATCGCGGACGCTGTGGTGGCCGAACTGGCAGGTGGTGCGTTCAGTCAACCGCTCACACCCGTTCGTCGGGTACTGCCCGAGTATGAACTGGCGGATTTGAAAGACCTGCGGGTGACGGTCGTGCCCGCCGCTGTGGAAATCAGCGACGCGTCACGGACGCTCAGCCAACACGATGTTCGGATCGACATCGGCATCCAGAAGAAACTCGGCAAGAATCTCGATAACGAGGTCGCTCAGCTTTGCGGCCTGGTTGACGAGATCGCCGAGTTCCTCAAGCGTCGGCCGCTGCAGGCTGCGCCCTACGCAGCGTGGGTCAAAACAACCAACGAACCGATCTACGCCGCCGACCATTTGGCCCAGCAGCGAACGTTCACCAGTGTCCTGTCCATCACGTACCGGGTGCTGAAATGATTCGCATGGACCTCAAAGCGATCTTCTTCGACCGCAAGGCGGTAATGCGTGGCATGGACCGGACCACCCGGCGTGTGCTCAGCAAGTTCGGCGCGTTCGTCAGGCGTGGGGCCAAGTCGTCCATCCGCAAACGCAAGTGTCCCAGCTCGCCGGGCGAGCCGCCCAGTTCGCACACGGGACTGCTGCGACGGTTCATCTTCTTCGGCTACGACCGAAGCAGGCGCAGCGTAGTCATCGGCCCGCAGCGGCTGAATCAGAAGATTGGCGATGCGCCGCATGCCATGGAGTACGGCGGAACGTCCACGGTCATCGAGGGGCTGCGGGGCAAACGCAAGAAGCGACGTGTGAAAATGGCGGCTCGGCCCTATATGGCCCCGGCCTTCGAGCAGGAAAAACCCAAGCTGGCCGCCATGTGGGCCGGCAGCATTCGATAAGGAGCAAGACACAATGGCGACATACGTATTGGGCATGAACGCCGGGCTGTATCAAGGTGCGGCGGGATCGACTTCACCATCAAGCATGAGCGAGGTGGATAACGTCCGCGACGTGACGCTCAGCCTCGAAGCCGGCGAAGCGGACATCACCACGCGGGGTAATTCCGGCTGGCGGGCGACCGCCCCGACATTGCGCGAATGCACCGTCGAGTTCCAGATGGTCTGGCGGCCGGGCGATGCGGTCTTCGACGCGATCAAAAGCGCGTTCCTCTCGGCAGGGACCGTCGCATTGGCGGTGCTGGATCAGAAGGCCACGATCAGCGGCGCGCAGGGGCCGCTTGGCGACTTTTCGATCACCAACTTCAGCCGCAACGAAGCACTGGAGGAGGCCATCGTTGCCGACGTGACGGCCAAGCTCGCGGTGTTCGTCGAATGGCACGAGGTGGCGTGATGAAAACCTTCACGGACACGGCCGGGCGGACCTGGACCATCAGTCTCAACCTCGGCACGGCGATGGTCGTCAAGGACAAGTTGGGCATCGACCTGCTCCAGCCGGAGGCGGGCGACCCGCCGTTGCTGACGCGACTGGGCACCGATGAGTTGCTTCTGGGCGAGGTGATCTGCTGCCTGCTGGGTTCGCAATTCGAGGCTCATAAGGTCAGCGACGCCGACGTGCGGGCCAGCTTCGACGGCGCGACGCTGCTGGCGGCGCAGCAGGCGTTCTACGAGGAACTGATCGGTTTTTTCCGCCAACGCGGCCGGGCGGATCGAGCCCGCGCCGTGGAGACCCAGGCGAAGATGATCGAAGCAGCGGTCAAGGCCATCGAGACGCGGATCGAGGGACTCGACATCGACAAAGCGATTGCTGGCGCGATGTCTGGTTCATCGCCGGAAGTCTCGGCATCGGCCCCGGCGAACTCCGAGGGCTGACACTGCGGCAATTGCTCTGGATGGCCGAGGGGCACGGCCGTGACGAGTGGGGCCGGACGGCGCTGCTGTGTGCCCTGATCGGCAACGCCCATCGCGACCCGAAAAAGGGCCGGGCCTTCAAACCGTGCGACTTCGACCCGTTTTCGAATGGTGGCCGCGACGGCGGCGAGATCATTGAACTGAATAGTGAGAACATTGGAACTCTCAAGCAGGCCTTCTTGCACAAGACAGGCCGGAAAGGAAACTGAGACATGGACGTCAACGCAATCATCGAGGCGCTCACCGGCTTCTTCAATTCGAGCTTCGGCTTCGCCGTCGTCTGGGCCGGGATGGTGGGCTTCTTCATCTTCCTGGCCAGCAAGTACAACCCGCTGCAGGAGGCGTGGAAGAAGTACGAAGGCAGCATCATCACCGGCATCAAGCTAGCCGAGAAGCAGGTGCCCGACGACACGCCCAATGCCGGTCTGGCCAAGTTGGACGCTGCCCTGCGGTTCGTTTTGAAGGCCTACGCCGAGGCGAACAAGGGCAAACAGCCGCCCGCCAAACTCGTCGAAGAGATCAAGCAAGGCATCCAGATCAAGCATTCCGATCTCGATCGGTTCGGCGGTCTGAGTAAATCCAAGGGGATTGCTTGATGAAGTGGCTGATCGCCATTGTGGCCGCTTTCTTCCAAGCCTTGCTGCCGTGGCTCGCGAAAAGGTCGCAGCCCACGGCCGAAGACGCCGCCCCGGATCGAGATACGCGTGACAAGTTGCGTGACAAGATCCGCAAGCACTGGGGCGATCCCTGGAGTAAACCATGAGACAAGCCAAACTCGAAATCTATCGCGACGGTCGGCGCGAGTGGCGCTGGCGACTGCGGGCGTCCAACGGCCGGATCGTCACCGACAGCGGTGAGGGCTATCGTCGCCGCGCTTCGGTCCGGAAAGCGGTTGGTCGTGTGCGATTTATCTGTCCGGTGACGTGCCGGTCGTGGAGGTGCAACCATGATCCGTAAACTGATTCCGTTCCTGCTGCCCATCCTGCTGCTGACTTCCGGGGCCGGATGCGTCCGCACGATCTATGTCCCGCACGGCACGCCGGTGCGCTTGCGTCAGACGGTCAAGAACGCCAAGGTTTGGGTCAAAGACGCAGACGGCAAACCCGTTGCTGGCCGAATGGACATTCCGAACGGCTGGTACGCCTTACCGATGTCGGAGGAGGACGAATAATCCATGCCGTCAGCCAAGGGCATCCGAGCAGGCCGAGCGTTCGTCGAGTTGTTCGCCGACGACAGTAAGCTGGTGCGCGGTCTGCGCCGGGCTGAGAAGAAACTCAAAGCCTTTGGGAGTTCCATCCGCAACCTGGGCCTGAAGATGGCGGGGCTGGGTACGGCAATCCTCGCGCCGCTGCTCGGTGCGGCCAAGGCGTTCAGCAGCATGGGCGACCAGGTAGCCAAGATGGCCAAGCGCACGGGCTTGAGCGTCGAGGTGCTCAGCGAATTGCGTTTCGTTGCATCGCAGACCGGCACCGAATTCGAGTCGTTGGAGATGGGCTTCCGCCGCATGCAGCGGAGCATCTACGACGCCGGGCGCGGCCTGTCCACGGCCAAGGATGCGCTGGCCGATCTGGGCTTGCGATTCGAGGACCTCGACGGCCTGTCGCCCGAGGAACAGTTCAAACTGCTGGGCGAAGCGATCAGTCGCATTGAAGACCCAACAAAGAAAGCCGCCATCGCGATGACGCTCTTTGGCCGGACGGGCACGAACCTGCTGCCGATGTTCGCCAAGGGGGCCAAGGGCATCGAGGCGCTCCAGAAAGAAGCCCGCCGACTCGGCCTGACGATGAGCAGCGAAGACGCCAAGGCGGCCGAGGACTTCACCGATGCCCTCGACGCGCTCTGGAAGGTCGTCAAGATGGGTGTCTTTCGCGTTGGTGCGGCGTTGGCCCCAGTGCTGAAACAACTGGCCGAGACAATCACCGGAGTGGCCACGAAGATCAGCGCGTGGGTTCAAGCCAACCGTGAAATCATCGTCACGGTCATGAAGGTCGCGGCCGCGGTTCTGGCCGGCGGAATCGCGCTGGCGGCACTGGGCACGATCATCAGCGGCCTGGGTAGCGCCCTTGGTGGACTCATTGCCGTCGTTACGACCGTGGGAACCGTGTTCAAGCTCCTGGCCGGTGTGATCGCCTTCCTGCTCTCGCCTATTGGCTTGGTCATCACAGCTGTCACGGCGCTGGGTGCGTATCTGGTCGTAGCCACCGGCGCGGGCGGCAAGGCGCTTACTTGGCTGGGCAAGAAGTTCAATGTTCTCAAGGACGACGCCCTGACCGCGTATCAAGGCATTGCCGACGCGATGGCAGCCGGCGACATCTCCCTGGCGGTGAAGGTCCTCTGGCTGACGATCAAGATGGAATGGACGCGCGGTGTGAATTTCCTCGAAAAGGCATGGCTGAACTTCCGCAACTTCTTCATCCGGATCGGCTACGACGCCTGGCACGGCTTGCTGGCGGTCGTCGAGGTCGTTTGGAACGCGCTGGAAGTCGGCTGGATCGAAACCACGGCGTTCTTCTCGAAGACCTGGGCCAGTTTCACCGGCTTTTTCGCCAAGACCTGGGAGCGGATCAAGGCCTGTGCGAAGAAGGCGTGGAACTGGATCAAGAGCCTGTTCAACGACTCGATTGACCTGGCGGCCGAGAACAAACTTGTCGAACAGCAGAAACAAGCCGCCATCTCCCAGATCGACAACGAGCAGCAGCGCAAGATCGCCGAGCGTGAAGCCCAGCGTCAGGCCGAGCGCCAGCGGGCAGCCGCCGTTCACGAAGCGACCATGGCCGAGATCGGCCGGGAGAAC